TTTTCAAGAGCTATCTCTCCTGCTTCATTATGTCCAAACCCATTCTGTCGAAGCTTGGCATACTCATCTGACCAGCGTTGGGTAAACATGCTTTGTTTCGCGGCAATCCTTATTTCCTCGCCTTGAGTCATGATTGCTGACAATACTGCCTTTGGGCGGTCTGCATCTGATACTGACAATTTCAATTTCCGTTCCGTCTGTTTAATTTCTGTCAACATCAAATCAAACTCTGACGACGAGAGCGAGTTCATATTGTCGAACAATTCGCGTATAGCAATAGGAGCGCGACCAAATTCATCAGATGTAAACTTCCACCAACTCAGCCCTAACCTGGCATTTAATAATTCGGAGGGTGGTGCATCACTACCTCTAAAAAATATACCTATTTGTTTCTTTATTTTGGATGCTGTCTTTCCTACTGCGGACTTTCCTACTGTTTCCTTTGCTTTAGAAGTTGCGTATTGTCTTGCCATTTCGGTATGCTTTGCGCGAAACACTGAATTGCTGCGTAGTTCAATTGCTGCCTGATACGCTCCTGAAGAGATTTGGACGGGCTTGCGAACGCCTTCACCAGACAGCTGTTTTTGCCAAGCTCCTCCAAGAACACCTTCTTCATATATGCGGAACTCTTTTTGTGTTAATGGTGTTTTGTTTTTTATCTTTAGCAGTAAAGCTTTTAGCGGTGGCGATTGTCGGATGCTTTCAGCGCCAACACCTGATATAAATATTTCCAGTTGGTTTGGGCTACTTGTTGTAAGCAAATATTTGCCTTCTTTTACTGTATGCCCACTAAGATCAGTGACAATTTTTGATACACCATCTAAGTTTTTTGCTGTAAAGCTAGAGTTGTGGATAATGCGGTTCCCAACAATGCGTTGGTCTATTGGTAGACGATTGGTCAAAGCCTCCATTGCAGCGTCTTCCAGAGTCTTGCGCATGGCAAACTCGGTGACCTGTGCATCGGCAGCAGCTTCTCTATAAATTTTATTGACTCCGTAGCTTTTATCTACTTTATACCCAGTTTTGCCAGCATTCCTAGCCGCTTCATACAGGTTGTCTCGAAATGCAGCCGCATATAATTTTGGACTCGGAATCGTTCCTCCGCTGCGAATCAACCGAACATCTTCAATAATGTTGTCTAAGACTGGTATCAATGGATTTAAAGCATTGTCATGACTTCGAGTCGCTATTTTCCACGCTTCATAATTACCACCTACTTCTTGTGCCCAGCCCGTCGTACCATGGCTTTCACCATAAATCATTTTTCGCCCAAGAGATGCCAACTCATTGGAAACCTCTCTCGCTGCATTTTTTTGGACGGTTGGGATTGTATGCCCAGCAATAGCCGCTGGCTTTACCTCTCCATATACTTTTAAGGCATCATTGACGACCGTTTGTACTTCATTCTTGTATATTCGCCCTGCACTAAGCTTTATCGCAGGTTCATACATACTCGATATTATGTTACCATAATCGTCTGTGGTTGCAAGGAAATCTAATGTTGAATCAATATTTTTTGAATTAACATAAGGATTTGTTTTTAGGTATGCTTTGAATTTTGAAGATGCATTGGTTGCAGCTTTTACGCCAGATTTCGTTACCGCAGCAACGGGCTTAATGTATCCTGATGGAGTCATTGGCATAAGCATGTCAGCCAAAAGTGACATGCCAAACATATTCCAACTTAAAAGAGAACCAACATACGCACTTCCAAAATGGTCACCATAAGCCCCATTTTCATCGATATAATCAACAAATGGTGACGACTCATACGCCTCATAAAAGCTTGGAAACTTTGCAACAGAGGACATAACAGCGTTTGTCTTTGAAGTAGCTTGGAGCCACGGTTTATCTTCCTCGTTTTCTACAATGATACCAAATGGATTCGGATAATCAGGAAGCCCAAACATTGACGCTGTTTCAACAAAATATTCTCCCAACCGATAGTTGAAGTCTTCAGGGTCTGTTGGGTTGCCATATTTGTCAACGGCATACATTGTTGCGTTCAGAGCAGCCCCAGTGCCAATGTTAGGCAATACGCTTATGTCACGAATCACGGTCATTGTAGGCGATTCAATGATTACATCTTCACTTAATGGCTTTTCATCTGTTAGCGCATCTTTACCCATTTGCTTTGCAATGCCTAAACCAACTTTACCTATTTCAGCAGGTATCGTCCTTCCTCCTTTATCGCCAATCTGTTCAGATTCTCTGCGTAGCTCTGCCTTTTCTTCGAGTTCTTGTTGCCTTTGTCTGTCGCCACGAGTGTACAAAACCTGTGGAAGAAGAGCACCCATGGCCAGTTCAGCATTCGTTGCCTCACGCCTAGCACCAAGCTCTTTGTCATAAACAGTACCAGTTCTATAGTCAATGTCTTTATTAATGCTACTTAGAGCAACCTTGCTTTGTTGAGCTAGAGATGTTTGCCCAGACGGGTCAAGCATAATCGGGTCATCATATGTGTCTGTAAGTTTTGCCAACGCTTGCTCACGGGCATCTTCGTAACTCAACCCAGTATCTCTGCTCCTTAGCGTTGCAGTCAGGTCTTGAACTTCCTGCTTAAAGTTGGGTCTAGTTTCTGGTTTATAGTTTTTGCTATAAAAATCGTATGTATTTGGCCTTATTTTTTTGACTTCACTGTATTTAGCAAGCAAAATGCGTTGCTTTTCTTCTAAGGTCGATTTGTCTTCTCTTAGTGACTGTATCTGTTCTTTGTTTGCTTCTGCATCCTCAGTTATTAACTGTCCGATTTGTCTTCCAACATCAGTTATTTCGTTCCGCACATCTGTGATTGTGTCAATAGCAGACGCTTGTGTCAGATTCCTTTTTTCCTTTGCAAATCCTGCATCAAGTATCCGTTCGACTGTGACATATGATGACAAATCAACAGGGTTTGTTCCTTCTTCAAGCGCAGTCTTTGCTGCGTTTACCTGAAATGTGGTATCGATAATCGCGTTATGAATCAACCGCATGTCATATTGAAATGCTGCGTCATCCAAGTTGTCAGGGTTTGACTGCCGCTCTGCTTGAAAATTATACAACCCTGACAAGGCTTCTTGGGCTTTGTCTAATTGGTCTTGGTTATAATCAGGATTGCTCATTTTTCTTCGGGTGCTTTAAAGGTTCCAAATATATCCTCTTCTTCCTCAAATATATCCTCTTCTTCCTCTTGTGGTTGACTTTGAATATAGTCATATAATTCAGTAGTGTCGTCAACCCCTGTTAAGTAATTTAATTGGGCCTCACCACCCTGTTCCCTTTGTAATGCTTCTCCCCTTTCTAGAGCGTCTACCGCATTCATCACAGCTTCATCAAACTGCGGTTGTGTCAACTCACGAGCACCAGGAATCATTTCAAGAATAATATCTCCCATTTCTTGTACACGCTGTACATGCGAAGCATCTGCTAAATTCGGGTCAATAACTGTGGCTTCTGTATTTACATTAGATAAATACTCTTCTCTAAGTGCATCTTTTTGCTCAGCACTTAGTTCAGAAATAAGTTCAGACTTTTTTATCTGTGACCTTTGTCTAATTTCTCTTTCATCTCGTCGCTGTTCCATTAAACTTCTTTGCCCTTCCTCAATATCATATAGTTCAATTTTTGCATTTTTCAGCGGTGCTCCACTTGCGGCATCTATAGTAGACTTCTTCGTATTCAACGCTAACCAGTATGCCCGTGCTTCATCACGGTCACCTTGCTTTGTGAACGCTTGATCGCTCAACTCCAGAAATTTGCTAAAACTCATGTTGGCACCGTCAGGGGTAGCGTCGAGCTTATGCACAAACTTTTGTACTTTACCCTTGGGTTTAATCAACTCGTAATCAATCATCTTTATCGAATCATAAAAATCTGAGCTATACCCACGATATGACATTAGCAATCGTTGTTTGTTGTTGGACCCTTCGTATGCTTTACGAAATTCTGGGTCGCTTGCAAGCCGCCCCTCAAGCAACTTTGCTGTTCGACCCATTGCTGAGTTTTCATACTCATATTTTTCTCTTTGTGGGCGTGTCATCAAATGTTTCGGCAACGGATTTTGTTGTAAATACCGTTCTGCTGCTAGGACTTCTAAGGGTTTTTGGGGTTGACCTTGCCCGACTTGGCCAAGCTTTGACCGATACTTTCCTTCTCGAAACTTACTTTCTAAAACCGTTGAACTAAACAAGTCTTGGTAATCGCCAGGAGTCAGTGACAAATCATTTTTTACAAGTGCTTTAATATCTGCAAAAGCGGTTTTAACTTCATCTGGTGCTCTCCTATCTATGGCATCAAATTGTTCGCGTGTTTGTGCGTTCATTTTGGCGTCCATGTACTCTCTTACACCATTTTGTTCAAGTAATCCTTGGATTTCAAGGACAGCGGCAGGGTCTTCGCCTGTATCGCCAAGCATCTTTTTGATTTGGCCTTCAATTTTACTGTTTATTTTATCTAGTTTACCAATGTATTCTGTGTCTATGGTTGATTTCATAAGATCAATTTTTGCTTGACTTTCGGCCCTAAATCCATCTAAATCCGTACTTAATGTTCCTCTTGTTTTGTTCTTAAATACTCCGTATTTATTCATTTCGGCTGTCAATGCTGTTTCTAGCTCTGTTTTGCCTTGTTCTGAAAGTTCTAATTTTGCTTTGTCTAATTTTTCCATAATAGCAAGCATTTGTATTTCTCTTTGCCCATTTTCCTGACTTGCTGCCGTAGTAATTAAGCCTGATATATGCTTGTCAAACTGTTGTTGAAGCTGCGTTTCATTAGTAGCAGTACTTAAAATTGATATAAAATCCGCAGCGTCACCTTCAATTGCAGACTGTTTAGAATTGTCAACAAATTGAGCATCATGGTCAGCCATAGCTTCTAGCTTCTGGTCAGCTAGCTTTATATCTTGTGTGCTTGCTCTTGCCCGAATGCGTTCTACGGTTGCAATGTTTTTGGACTGTATAGACCACAGAGACATTAAAGAGTTGTTAAAACCACCTGTAGATAACCCAGCTTTCGTTTGACTTTTTTGGAAGGCTGACCGTGCTCTTGCAGTTGTTTCCTCTGCTTTAAATACAAATCGCTCCAGTGATTTGCGTTGGTCTGCAAGTGTTTCACCCCTTGCTTTTTCCGCTTCTAGTATTTGGTTATATATATTTGTATACAGATTACGATAGCCAGATGCTTGCGCCCCATAAAATTGTCCATTTGTCATTTCCATTTTTGCTTACCTCTATTCGTTTGGTGCTGCAAAGCTAAATTCGATATCATCTGCCTCGTCATCATACAATTTCGAAATAGCAGCATCATGAGCATCCTCAACGCTTTGGTTATATGCGCTAATTATCCTTTCCTGTGACTCATTGAACTGCTGCTGGCGCTTTCCCTTTTCGTATTCCATTGCTGTAAACTTTGCACCTTCTGCAAGCGCTTGTGTGCCGCCCTGAACCATTGAAGCTCTTCTTGCCTTCTTTGCCTCTTGGAGCGCCCTTATTTCCTGCTCTTGCATTGCCACAGCTTGTGCCTGTTGGTCAGCCAGCAGACGCTGCGCAGCTAACCGTGAAGCAATTCGTGCATCATTAGAAGCTTGCATGCCTCTGAACATTGCCCCTTGGTTGACATCTTGACCAGCCAACATCTGTGCTGTTTGGGTCTGCATTTCTCTTTCAGCAGCTTGCAACGGTTGGTATGTATCTCTACGAGCGCGAACCTCTTGTCCTGGTGTCATACCAAGATTTCCTAATGCTCGTTTTCGTTCAAGCTCTTTAAGCCTTGCACGGTCATCTCGATTGAACATCTGCGACCCTGCATAGACATTGCCACCTGCTTTAACTGCTGTAGCCGCAGCTAATAATCCTAATGATAACGGGTTCATTATTTGCTCCTATAAATAAAATACTTCAAGTGAAAATCCCCATGCATAGTGCCATGCCATACCAGCCTCGCTGTCAGTGCAAACGCCTATATTAAGTGTCGATGAAGAGTATGCGTCGTTGCTGTGGAACCCACTCGTGTTGTAGCCACCTGACACAAGACGACTGGCATTGTTCGTTGTAGTCTCTTCTATTATGCTTTGTGCCGAGTGTCGTTTAAACTGGTTATTAATGTCATTTTCATAGACATACAAAAATGTTTCACCTTGGGCTGAAGAAGCCCCACCACCATCATATTTGCTTACGCTGTTGGCCCACCATTGAAAAAAGTATGAGCAGGGTCTAACCAAATCTATATTGATTCCAGTTTGCGGCACAGGTACACGGTACTGGGTTGCGCTTCGACCGCTGTTAAATTTGGTTGAAAACGATGCTTTAAGATTTACACCACCGCTGTTTTGCCCAACATAAACACCAGTGACATTTGTACTCGTGTTAGTCATTGCATCATATCGGGGTGCCATGATGTGATTGGTGTCCACGAATGCACTTGTTTGCAGAGCAGAGCTTTGCACTTTGTGCGCGTAGACTTTGACTCCATCAAGATTTGCGACAACTGTGTCCCTGCTTAGGGCAGACCCATCGGCAACACTGGTAAATGAATATGCCATTATGTTGTCCTCATAATCATCGCAGCAATCTGCGCATTGTATACAGTGATTCTATCGTTTGGCCCAATGTCTGCTGTTGAATACTTTAGATAATTCCTGTCTGTACCAGAACCAGTTTCATGATTTGTGTGCCCTTTATATGGGCCGCCCACCACTATCCGCAAACCATAGACCGTTACATCAGCCCCAGCATTTTTGTAATAATAAGTTCCATTGATGTTGTTGCGTTTGTTTACGACTTGTGTAACTGTACTATCGATGTAGGTTTGATAATGGGGAACGATTGCTGAACCCTGTATCCCTCGGGTTGCAGAAAGAACAGTGTCTGTTGGTTCTCCATATTTGCCACTTCCAGCACTTTCAATTTCGGTTGACCAATCGCCTTGATTTGGAACCTCAACCCAGTTTGTTAATCCAGCAGATGTGATGTCCCATTGCAACCAAAACACCCAACACAAATCATTATCGTCTGTACGGTTGGCCCCTAGTACATCAGTGAATGGCGTACATCGGCCTGACCAATACACACGAAGCATGTCGTTGGTGCTCAGGACTGCTCCCCATGCAAGATTTGTAGGCGCTAGAGAACGGAGCAACGGAGTTCCTGTTCTATTTTTTGGATATACTAAACCTACCGTAATATCTGTATCGGAAGACCCAATAGAACCTTGCTTCATTGATACCAAGATGATGTCGCTTTTTCCGCTCAAAGCGGTGCCATCCATTTGCGACATATCAATACTTTGATTGCGAATGTTGGCTTCATCAAGTGCAGTTGTTGTCGCAGTTGTGATGTCTTGAAACTTGGCGTTGACTGTTGCGGCTGTTAGGTCTTCTCCACCAATGAATGATGCATTTGTTATCGTGCTCATCTCCACCTCACAATTGATAATATTTGCACACCAAACAAGTGCATAACAGGTGTAGCTGCGGGTATCGCAGTGTTCTTCGCGTTCATTCGCCATTGCAATACCAACTCAGATGTGCCTGCTGGTATTGGAGTGTCCGCTGTGATTCGAAAGCTCTGCATTGTCTGGGTAAAATACCCTGCTGCTACGATTGGCACATTGTTGAGCATTAACCGAATGCGTAATGTCTGGGCCTTGGTCGCTTGGTAATATTGATTTAGGTGGAAACTGCCTTTGACTTCGATATGAGCCATGCCATCTTTCAGATTTGTCAGTGTCTCAGTAATGTTGGTGTTGACCCATCCACCACCATATTCATCATACTGAACTTCTGAAAAGGTGGTTGCTACACCTGAAGCGGTTTCTGTAAACTTTGTATTTGCTGCAAGGTCAGTAAGATCAACCATATGCATGGCGTTACTTTTCAGATGTGTACGGTTGCACCAATCTCCAGTTAAAGCGGTGCGGTCTAAGCCACCATTAAAAGTGCCTTTATGCGTGTCGTATTCAGTATTAAACTGTTCTGCATCGACCAAAGCTGACGATTGCGGGTTCCCTTTTGTCCATTGCTTCATGGTGTCTTCCCGCTAATCATCTTGGTTCCAATATGAGTATAGTGTATATCGTAACCGACTATTGTACAATCAGATGTTGTCGAAACTTTGAATGCAAAATGTGTACAACTGTTGATTGCAACGGGGTATCTGACCAATGTCACAAGTCGGTCTTCCCATGTCGATGTCCCAATGATTGCTTTGTCATACACGAATTGGTCGGTATGGTCTGCGCGTTGTTGTTTCATGGTCTTTCCATCAATACCGTCGTAATCGAAATCAATGAAATACTTTATCGGCAACGAGAGATCCCCTGTCGTCATAATGTAGAGCACCACATAATGAACCTTCTTCTTCAGCATTGTATCACCAAAGTCATGCCACTTTGAGAACAATGTTGCAGTTGGAGCGGTGTTATCGACAATCGTATCTGCAACAATAGCTTGTCCTGCGCTTCTTCGATTGCTCATAACAAACAATCCAGCAGGGTCGCCAGCCGATTCTAATCCAGTATGATGTCCAAATATTAAATATCCATCAGAATCACAGATTAAACTACCGACAGGAAAGCCTTGTCTTGTCGTCCAAGTTGTATTCTGTGTAGCAAGAACAATACCCAAGTTTGGCTTCTCAGCACCTTCTGTTGCGAGGTAACAGTGCCACTCTCTCAAATCGTGCGAATAGGATGCCGTAGCACGGCTTAGAACCGCTTTGTTGAGCGAGTTGATTGTGCTATGTATTGGAGAGCTAATCTTCTTTATATCGGCTACAGCGCCTCCGTATACACCAGCGCCACCACCTGTAAATAAGTAGACACCATCGTATGACAGAAACAACACTCCCGCATCGGGTATTGTCGTTATTGTGTTGGCTGCTGTCGTCCCAATATTTGTGGAGATGGTGGTCATTTGGAATGAACCATATGCACCGACAAGCACCTCTATGCTGTGTTCGCGAAATACCAGAAGTGTATTGTAATATGGGTGCAAGGCTGTAATGTCTCCACCGTGCGAACTACCAACCGAAATGAAATCAAGAGCGCCAAACTGGTCTGGTCTATTGGGGTTGGAAAAAAACAGCACACTTCCGTTTGCTGTACCACCGTTGACAAATAGGCACTGAGCAAACACTGCTCCAATTGTGCATGTCAATGCTGGGAATGGTATCGATGCAGAATCATCTGGAGCTTGACTCCCCAACCCTTTACCGCGTGTATAATCATAGTATAGTGTTTCGGTGTTGTTCCGAATCGTTTCTAGATAATAATATGTTTCATCATTGGTCAAGGAAGGACCAAGGTTTTTGGTTCTATAAATCTTTCGAGCAACGACATTGTTGCCACCAATTGGTATTTCAAGTGCCACCGCATAAGTGTAAGATATTGAAGCAACTTTTACAGTTGTCCATGACACACTGGTTGAAGCCAATGAAAGAGGTGACTCTGAACCTGTATCGCTGACAAACAAGACTTTGTATCGGAATCGATTAACTGCATTGTCAGTTTGTATACCGATCCCAAATCCTTCAGCATCTAAAATGTCGAAGGGAATACACACCGAGTTATTGTTTGGTGATGTTGCAGGATTAGTATGAACTTTCCATGGGCTTGGAGCGGATGGTATTGTTGGGAACCCTAAATCAGTTGAAAGGCTAAGGGGAGAACCATAGCTTGTGCGGTCTAAAGGCCATCCATAAAACTTGATTGGCGTGTTGTACCCATTAATGATGATGACGCTCGAAGCATACGCTACATACTGGGTCGGTAACTCGTTGTTTGTTGGCACATTGCGATTGGTATCAAAGGACACCAACGACATTGTATTCCCAAAGTCATGGACATAATAAAGCGTCCCTGCCGATTCGAGCAATATCATTTCTTGTGCTCGGCTACGGTTAGACAAAAGATACAAACTGTCCACTCGAACCGTTGTAGAGAATGGCGCAAAAGAGTTGGTAGGTACTGGGTTATACCGCTCGTACCCTATTCTGTTGTCCCATCCATTGGTCCGTTCATCTATAGTCCAGTTTGACAACTCGGACATAGAGCCATCTGGTTGCGGATATTGTTGATTAATCCCGCCCAACTGTCGGACTCTATAGATGTTGTTTTTCATGTGATGTGCCGCAAGGTGCTATATATTGGACCGCTTTCAGTTTGCCCATCTGGCATAAATTGTTTGACCCATCGTTTGGGCGCTTGTGTCAGATACCGCTTTTCCATTTTAACCATCTCTTGGTCTGCCTTCATCTTGTACATTTGAGACTGATTAAGGTTGTCTGTCTTCATGAAGATTTGCTCAAGAGCCATATAGGCCAACATTAAGTGATGAGCAGCAGGGAACTCAGGAGTATCGTGCGCCTCGACCAATCGTGCTGGCCTATACAAATACCGAACTGACATATCATATGTCGCATCTTGCCTAGGATATAGGCGTATTCTCTGCGTATTACCGTCTGAATATGTATACCGTGGTGCATCCTGTTCAAAGGTCATTGCTGTCAACGCAGTCAATGTTGCCCCAGTGAATGTATCAACACCTGATTTAGTAGGTGCCGCAGGTTGGGTTGCTGTTGTACCTGTGGATGGTAGCAAGCGCCATACATTAAGCTCTTGGTCTGGACACCGGACATAGATTTTTCGATAAATGCCAGAGTCTGCTCCCAACGCAGTAAAGTTGATTTGCAACTGCTCAGTATCAACCAATGCTAAGGTTATGCTTTTTGACAATGCAGATTCACGGAATCCATTATTGCCATTACCAAACTGGTATGTCATCGCCACATCAATGGTACGAACACCATGACCAGCACCACTAGTGACCGCAGCAGCATTTACCTTTCGAGGAGCTACAATATTGTAATCGTCGTATTGAACCCAATAGTTAGGGAGATTAATCTCATTCAATGGTAGGTTCCACCATTCGTCTTCATACCGCGTGAGCGGAACCATTCGACCTGGATCTATTGGCGTAAATGCCATTGCCCTTTTCATCACTTGCATAACTTGTACGCAGTCTTGCGGTAGGTCCAAATACCGCATTTTGATTGTCCCAGTAATACTAGTAAACGCAGCCGTCACTGCTTCTGAAACATAAAATGTTGTGTTCGATGCACGAAATATAATGTTGTATTCGACATCTCCTATTTCAAAGATGTGTCCTTCAATCCATGTCGGAAGAACACTCCCAGCTATTGTTACGAGCGTTGCTCCCAACGCAATCGTAGCAGTCACTGACTCATCAACCTTTGCAGATATGATGACTTCTTTTTGTGCAAATACGAAAGGCTTCTCCGCAAATAACCGCCTATTACAATCGTTGATAATGTCGTCAACTTGCCCACTAAATGTGGTCGAAGTCGGGTCATAGTCTAGGATGTTTGTGACATAATCACGGATTTCAGACAAACGCATACACACTCCAAGGAAAAGTGCCCCAGTACACACAACAATGCACTGGGGCAACAACCCAAACGATTGTTTAAAAGTTACAAACGACAAATACTCGTGCAGTTGTATCAGAAGCAACAGCTTCGAGAGCAATAGCAACTGGTGCTCTTGAATTTAGAAACGTAACTGCCCCAGCACCATCTGACGCAATCAAGAACCTTTGTGCATGTAGTTTACCAAGTACACCTGTAGCCACTAGAGCATCGCCAACTGCAACATTTACTACATCGCCTTTGACTTTAGCTTCTTCGACAACACCGCGTATGATAATTTCTACATTTTCAGCAGCATCTGCATCATTTACTGCAACACCAATAGGACAAGCTGCGTTTGCATTATCGGATTTTGCTTCCCGAACATACAATGCTTTGTCACCATTGTCTGACTTGCTAAGGTCAAGAGACACTACTGCACCCGCAGCAATCGCTGCACTTGCAATAAATGTTTCACTTTGCCGACGATTTGAACTGGTTATGCCAGCCGCCTCTGTAGAGTCATTAAGACTCTGAAGTATAGTATTAGTAGCCATTATGAAGCCTCTCCGTTTATAAGCATCCCATGTCCAGACAGGTTTGCTGTGGTTAATTGAGTACGAACCATAATGTTTGCAGCCATAGCAGCGTAACCACTAATCCGCTCATAATCTCCAAGTTCAAAGTAAGCATCTCTGTCAAAATAGACATTGAACAGCTTTGAATTCAAGAAGTACATTGATACCTTACCGGTAGTTTGGTCAGCGGCTGAAGCGTCAACAAAGTTAACATCAGTAATAGGCAAGTTGGGGTCAATATAAATCATGGCACCATTGAACAATAGTCCAAGTTTACCAGCCATATTCCGTTCTTCGGTCATAGAAGTATAGCGTTCTTGAGTAAAGAGACTATTCTTGTACAACTCGTAAGAGTTAGGAGAAGCTAAGATTATATCAAGCTCACCTTCAGGACTGTAAATCTGTGATTGAATCATCATCTGAGTCATACCACGGAAAAGGTCAGTTCCAGAAGGGGTATATGTTGCACCCGATGCTCCTGAAATCTGTGATGAAACATCCATGTATTGATTTTGCCATGATGTCTGATATGCAGATTTTGCAATACCACCAACAGATGCTGATTGAGTTCCAAATGGCAAATTATCAAACCAACCTGATGCTCTGATTGGACTAATAACCCCACCAGAACTTGAACCATTAAGGCTTTCGAGTTCAGTCAGAACAGTTGAAGTACCAGCAGTAACTTGCTTACAATACTCTCGTTGAAGCATACCCATAACGGACTTCAGTCGAGCTTCAGCAATACGGATAATCGCTCTGTCGCCCTTATTGGACAACTGCTCTTTTTCCGTCAATACAATAGGAGCAACAAAGTCACACCAGTTGTAAGTGGCTGTTTGTAATGGGTCACGAACTGCAAGGTTAACTGCTTCGTATCCAGTCGATAATTGTGTAATATTTGAATGTTCGGTTAAAATAGTGGGACAATCTACTTTTTGTCCGCCACTAACTTGCTCTACATTACCCGCTCTCTGTACCGCATCAAGAAGTGGAATCGCACGGAATGTGTTATCGACTTCGCGGTCACGCAAGATTCGCAGGGTACTCGCAAGAATATCTGGTTGAATTGCCATTTGGCTATCCTCCTGTGAAAGTTTAAAAATTTTATATTTCGCGTGTCCTTACGGGGCTTAGTATTGGCGTGTCCTTACGGGGCCTCCACATACCTTTTATACAACGCTTTTATTTCTGTTGCAACAAATGGTCATAAATATCCCAAGCATTTAACCGTTCATCCTTTGGGATTGTGGCTCCAGCCTTACGACCGCTGCCCACAGTTAGACCAGCAGCACGGGCCGCTTTCTTTGTGCGCTTTGTCCGCTTAATGTCTCGGTCAGAAGAAGCTTTTGCTCTCCTTCCTTGAACAATCCAATACGCAGCCTCAAGGTCTAATGACTCATTCGAAAGCAGAGTTTCATGAACCTCTTTACGGAAAACTTGGTCTGTTTTTAATTCAGAATGTTTCTCCATAAAGCTTTCAAGATTGTGTTGCGCTTGTGTGTTTAGTTGCTCTTGACGCATTGGCTCAAGCACTTCCTGTAACTTCTGAGCTACAATCTTGTTAATGTACCCATTAAAGCTGTCAGGATTAAATGGGTCAAGCTCACCAGTCTCTTCTTCAGCAATTTTTTGCAACGCTTGATACGCATCACTTGATGCAAATGCATTTTGTTGGCGTTCCAACTCTTTCCGCATCTTGCTTATTTCTTGGGTCTTTTTTGTGTAGTCCGACCGTAAGCTGTGCATGGCGCGTTGAACATCATCAGGAGCGGCTTCTAAAACCTGTTGCCAAGATTCCCCTTCTCGCAATGGTTCAGGTTTAACCTCGGTTTCTAGCTTCGCGTTCTTTGATGTATGAGCCTCTAAAAGAGATTCAATCCGCTGGTCATAATCATCTAACTTAGGTGGCGCACCTGAATCTGATTCGACGAGTTCAATGGCTGCATCTTCCGCAGTAGTATCAACGACCGCAGCCTCTTCACTTGCTGTGTTTGCTACCTCTTCCATTATAATCTCCTTGCAAATGTGTCTTCCATCTCATCCATTTCGACAGGAATCTCATCTTCCATGACCACTTCTTCTTCAACTTCTTCGTCATCCATAATCATGTCATCACCAATACTCTCAGACAAAAAGGCACGAAACTCTTCGTTCTTAGCCAGCGTATTAAGTTGACCAGCTATTTTCGCCAGGTCACGGTCTGCAACAACTTCGTTTAAGTCTACATCTATGCCCATACCAGCATCTTCTGCCGCTAAGGTAATCGCCATCAATATCTTTACCAAATCCAATGGTATTGTTGTCGTATCAGTCGGTGAAATGGCAATTTGGTCCATCTCAAGCATGCTTGTAAACTGGTTTAAACTGTCAATCAGAGTCTTTAGCATCTGTCCACTGAACTTACCTTCTGGTAAATCGATTGAAAGCATCGAGTCTTGCTCAAAATCCATCTGTCGTCCCATGGTTGCTATTTTGTCTCTTCCACTGGCTATTGCAGCTTCATCTTGTGTTCTACTCATGATTACTCCTCAGTAATTGCGCGACTTGCTGCCGCAAATGATTGGGTTTCAGACATCACTTTTTGAAATGTCGTAATTGTTTTCTCGTGCTCCAGCGCATCAGATACTTGGTCGCTCATACTCTTTTCAAGCTCTCCATCTGATACTGGGCGCAAGTTTCGCTCTTTTAAAATACGGTCTTTATGGGAAGCACTCTCAATGTAGCACCCCAATGCCTTATCAAAATATCCACTGTCTTTGACACCATTCAACGGAATCGGCCTTAGCTTCATCGCAGTATGTTTACTTGGACTTTGACAATGAGTACACTCAATCTGCCACTTCATCTCATTAAGATCACGCCACCGTACATAAGTCATAAGCTTACAATCCGTACACAAATAGCTGCGACGCATAATCTGCGCTCCCCAGCCATCGCTGTATTCCTCAAAAGTCGTCACTCTATACATTCGGCAACATCCTAGAAATCTGTTGTGGTGATGGACCGCCACCACCAGCTAACATTGCCGTTGGGTCTTCCATTGCACCTGGACTCATACCTTGTGGTTGTGGCCTTTCAGGAGGCATCATTGGAGCTTGCATATTTTCATCTGGCATCAATGACTCAGGCAAATCCATACCCCGAATCAACTCTTGCAACAACACAGTGTTTGGTACACCCAATGCCTGTAAAGTCGGTATCAAAGTTAAGAACTCCTGCTTCTTTATGCTGTCGCTCACCGGAGTAGAACCCATATCCTGAGCATAGATTCCAAAGTCACCATCCAAATCTGCTGCTTTAAGAACCTGTACTTTGCCATCAATCACAATCACATCTGCATCTTCTGTTAAAAATACCTGCATCATTGAAACATATACTGCGCTCATCATCTCAATCATCGAATCACGCTCTCTCGCCAAACGACCAATCTCTGAACTGGAATACGCAGCCAAGGCTGTTACCTCTGTCGCTGTCGCCTTAGTCGCTTCTCCCCTAGTAAACGGAGCCATCACAGAACCACGCTGGAAATCTTCATTCACTTGCATAATATATGAAGTCAAATCATTGGGAACCGGACTGTGCGGTACAGGTATAATGCTACCCGCTAACGATTGACCATTCGACAACTCAACCTCTATGTACTCACCATCCACACCTTGAGCCAACTTGCTCATGGAATCCGCATCGAAAACACCCTGCTCAACAATCCATTGCCGTGCTGAACGACGAACCATGTTTGCTTGGTATGTTCGAATGATATTCGTCTCTTGAACTTGGTCATACACTCGCAACAATGCACTCGACCCACGCATTGGTAAATCAGGCTGGCGACCATAATACAATGGTACAATGGGGCTTATCGGTAAATCAGAAGCACTTCTAAAAGGTATCGCATCATAATGAGTCTCCTCAATAGAGGACCCTTCACCCTCTTCCAGCACAACACCCTTATACAAAAACTTGTCACCATTCTGATAATCTGGACTCCAGATGTACAGCTTGTCCTTCTCGAAATCATACATCTCTACAATCTCAACATACTCAAAAAATGGCGTAACCTCTTCAGTCTTGTTGCGGTCACCCTGACTATACCCTCTGTCATCATCAACAAAGTCTAAATACTTTACCAATGGCTGACTCTGAAACTTACGGTTACCAAACTTAGCTTTGGCTGCCTTCAGATTTAAATAATATCGATGACCAACATAACGCTGGTCACCCCAACTCGAAGCATCAGTATCAACAATCACATCCCACGGACTTATCGCTGTCGCTGTCAAACGCTTAAATGGGTCGGGATTGTCATTCGGAACCAACTTAATATACGAACACGGATAAATAATAGCCAAACGAGAAGCATCTTCCATCTGTGGCCGTATGCTGTCCAAAAATGCATTCACCATTAACTGGCTCTTCAAAGGGTCACCCTTGCCACGAACATCTGCCTTGAACACTACCGAAGGACTACGGGTAAACAAACTCGCGATATATCCCTCAACAAACTCATATGCACGAGTCGTTTCAATCAATATCTGACCATAAGCATCCTTCTTGTCCCAATATTGACAGTTGTAAGCCAATCGCAACTTGCGCATGTCTGGACGCTCTTTCCTCCAATATTCTTCATGACCATCATATATAGCTCTCAATATCTTTGGCGTAATCATCTGTTTCTCTCCCAAGGGATTGGATTGTCTTTTCGTCTTCCAACTCTTCTATTGCGTATAAAACCATCTACCACATTTTCTTGCGCTCTGTTTAAAACTCTGCGCGGCACATCCCTAGTACAACGATACGCCAACGCTATACTCATCGCCATATCGTCATGCATTCCCGACGGTGCCTCTGGTGTAACCTTTTGTACAGTTAACGACCGTAGCTCCATTAATGTCGTCATATCTAATGTCTCTATTATCTCTGACACAATATACTCGCGCAATGTCTCATACGCATCTAACTTTGACTTCACAGTCGTAACCCAATCTTTACCATTAGAGTCACACCACATCCGTCGATAACGAAAGTCCTTAAGCCGCGTCAAAACAACATGACCATGATTATTGCTTTCACACAAAACCATCGCCATATTATACTCGTTCGCTACCGTCAGTATCTTCTCAGCAAACATCACTGGTATTACCGTATTGCTCCGCCACTGATAAACAGGCTGCAATGAACTCAATGAAACAATCGTTATCGTGCTGTAATCTAAGCCAACGCCCGCAGCGACATCCGCACCAAGAACATAGGAGTCATTCGGTATCGCCTCCTCATACAACCGCTCTGAACCATCAAAGAACACACCAGTGATCTTAGCCAAATCATCTGGATGGAAATAAGTGCTCATCGTAAAATGAAACGCATCATCCAAACATGCAGGATACTCGCGTCTGAACTTCTCCAAACCCAATGTCAGTATCTGACGTCTACGCCATAAAACCTGACCATCTGATAAGTCATACAGTTTCGCAAGCGTGTCTTCTTCTACAGACATTTCAAAATCTTTCGGTGGCTTCGCATAGTAAGTCTTATGCTGCCACCACCAAAAACAACATAGCTCCCAACCGTTGTCTGGAGCACCTGTTACCAATCGATGAAATGCATCGCCAGCTTGATGAGGTGTGCTTTCGATTATGACTTGGCCCTCTCCAACCGTCGCCATAACCGTCGCTAAAAGCTCATCAGGATCATCATAGAACGCAAACTCAGAAAGGTGAGCACTCGTTAATGTAAAGCTCCTTGTACCGCCTTTCCCACCTGCGGTATAGGAACTCAACCGAGCACCCGATTCCTTGAACTCCAAGTCTATCGTGTTCTGTATCGCGAACTGGCGATGCAAAAGTGTTGGCAAGCTTAGATGAAACTTGTCATCCATCCTGCGTAAATGTTTAGCCGAACGGTCATGGAACGATATTACACCCCACGATACTGGCTCTGTACTGACATAGGCACTCCAGAAGGCATACGCTCTCAATAGAGTGCTGATTCCAATCTGTCTAGGCTTCAGTACGATTATCCGCTTGCTCTTGCTTAGAGCCTTTACAAGCTTCTTCTGCTCTGAGTTAAGCTTGAACTTCACCATCTTGTTTGTGGCTTTGTCCTGGATACTTAGCATTCCCATGAACTTGATTGGGTCCGTTAGAGTCTTCAGCATTTCCGCTTGATACTCTTTAGGTATCGACTTCGGTAGGAATATCATACCAACTTAAGTGCTCTCTTTAACTCTGAGATGCCTTTCTTCTCTGTCATCGCCTCTTCTTCAACTGGCTGCTTCCTGAATGTCTCAAGTACATACTTGGCTGCAACAACCTTTGCTGATTCGGAGTCTCCTCTTCTGAGAACAAGGTCAAGTGCTTCCATTGCTGAGAGAACAAGACCATCAACTCTGCCTTGGATATAGGCATCAAGGATGTCATCTGACTGCTTCTCTTTGATGTAACCAGCCTCAACAAGTGCAAACTGGAATGATGGCTTCTGCCTCCAGTTGTATAGCGTATTGAGATGTATGTCTAGCGTTCTAGCACACTCTGCATAGCTCATGCCTTTGCTAATGTAATCGACTGCAACTTGCTGCTCTTCAGTAACAACAAACACCTTTTTCTTTGTGGTCATAACTCCTCCTAAGAGAAACATACAATGGTTGTGGTTATGTTGTCAAATTGCTGTGTGTTTTATATGAGTGCCGAATCACTTCTTCTTCGAGTAGGCTTTCCTTGCCTTTGCTGCCTTCTTACGGTTAGCAGTACGAGATACCGCTCTAAGGTTGCTCTTGGCGTTTGTACCGCCTTTGCTGAGTGGCTTCTTATGGTCTACCTCTCTCTTGTCTCCCACAGCCAGCTTTAGCTTCCTACGAGCCTTATTGCGTGTCGAGCGATTCTTACGCTGCTTACTGGATGAATGGTAGTCATCGTATTCCTTTCTGTAGTTGCGTGGCTTCTTTGGCATAGCATCTCCTTATTGCGTACACATATCTTAACACGCGATATATGTAATGGAAACTGCTGTGTATTTTAAGAAAGAAAGATACTAGGGGGGGGGTGAGTTTTTAAAATTACCTAGGGGGGGTATACAAATATTATTTTATATCAACCTACGGCCACCCCTGCACCGCGTGATAGGGCCTAGAGGCCCTCGGCCCAGCTCAAAAGTCTGTCGTCTGCGCGTCTGTCCGTGCTTCATATAGGCATAGGGGGGGGTCTGACAAGCTGCTTACCTGCGTTTGGTTCTTCGTTTGGCTACCTAGTCACCGAGCTACTCAAGCCACCTGGAGAC